CCAGCCCCCATAGTATCCGGCGTTCCGGGGGCAGGGAAGCCTGCGCTCGGCGCTCCTGCGCCACCCGCTCCACCCGCTCCACCCGCGCCGCCCATCATGACCTGCGAGGCCGTGCTGGTCAAGGGCGACACGAAGACGCCCTGTTTATTCCCATCCATATCCGTCGTTTCGTGATACTGACCCTTGACGAACTTTAGCGCCTCGGCCGCCTGCGCATTCTGCACTGCGTGCTGTTGTATCCACTGTGTCAGCATAGGGCCTTTCGCTGGTGCACTTGCCACCAGCGCAGCAGCCTGCTGCGGCGGGACGAACTCGCTCATCTCGGGCGACGCAAGGGCGTGCATGAGATCCGTAGGTCCCACATCGTCGCCCTTGACGACGAGGCCGCCAATTGCACCATTGATCACATCGCGCTTCTTCGATTCAGCCTCGAGATGCGCGTTCACAATATGCGCCTGCGTGAGCTGCCTCTCGACCAGCTTATTAATGATATCAGGGGCCATCCAAGCGGTCTCAGGATGCGACGAGATGAGCATGGCGAACTTGTTATAATTCATCTGGCCCGTTTCCGGGTCAATCGAGGCCTGTGCTAGCGGTCCCATAGCCTTGCGCGCGGCGAAGGTCTGCTGGAACAGCTGGTTCTCGTTCAGCCCCCGCTGGATGCTCACGCCAGCGGCGAGCATGCCTAGCGGATTGCCTTGCGCGCCGCCACCCAGCGTGGCATAAGGTGCAGTATCGACGTCGAAGCCAGGCATCTTTCTCTCTCCGCGTTACGCTACGCGTGTCGTGCTACGTGCTACGCTCCCACGCCCGGCTGCCACGCGGACTGGAATGGGCCACCAGGGTAGTACGACGAGGTGCTCGGGTAAAGCGGATTGACTGGTGCCGCGCCAGCTCCAGCTGCCGCGCCTGGACCCTTGAGCGCGGCGAGGATGCTTGGCAGCATCGCGAGGGTCACGCCGCCAGTCAGCGCATTTGCGCTGCCCGTAGCGGCCCCTGCTATCGCGTTGCCTATCCCCGTCGTGCTCTGCGCAATCTGGCCGCCTGCAGTCGTAGCTCCCCCCAGAATATTTCCTCCCGCGCCCGTGGCCGCGTTGAGAATATTCCCGCCCGCCTGCGTAGCGGTACTGGCAAGCGTCCCCGCTGCCCCCGCGCCAGTCGCGTAGGGGCCATAGAGCAGGTTGTATATCTGCTGATTCTGCTGAAGGTAGTTCTGAAACTGCTGATTATACGTGGACTGCGCTAGGCCCGTCGCGTAATCTTCCGCACCCTTTATCGCCGTCCCGCTCGACCCGAGACCCTTGCTCGCAAAGCCGCCCTGCGCGGTCTTGAGGCCCTGGCCGAGCGTGAACTGATAGCCCGGCGTCGAGGGCAGCATGCTCGCGTCGAACGGCTTCGTCAGCGGGGCGGTGAGCGGATTCCCGCCCGGTTGCGCGCCGATGAGCGGCGCGAGGGTGCCCCACACATTATTCGCATTATTTACGAACGGCATCAGCGTATTCTGCGCCGTGCCGAACATATTATCCTGTGCAGTCACACCCTGATTGAATAGATTGAGTTGGTCCGCGCGGCCAGTGTTGAACATGGTCTGTTCAGCCTGGATAGCCTTCTGCTGCGCACTGACCTGCGCATTCGCGCCGATGATGGAGGAAAGAATGCCTCCACCTGCGCTTACGCCGCCCGCGATGAGCGCTGCTGTAGGCATGTTAGGCCACCTTTCTCTGCGCTGCGCGCAGCTCGCTCGGGGCGATTTCGAGCAGCAAGAAGTCCCTCCGCGCAAAATCGACCTGGATAAGCGCGTCACCGATGTTCAAGACGAGCGGTTGGGGCACCACTACGCTGATCTGCGTATAGCCCGCCATCTTCGCCCAGCGATTGTACAGCACAACGCCCTTCTCGACCATGCCGCTCAGGATCATTTCACTCGCCGCACCCACCATGCGATCGTGGTCCTCGCTGTCCTCATGCGCCTCGTGTTCTCGCTGCTGCTCGACGAACTGGGTCTCGAGCCTCTCGTGGAACCACTTTCCTCGCGCGATGAGTGACGCCGCGCTGTGCCAGAGCCAGTCCTCGAAGCGCAAGAGATAATACGTAGCGCCCTGCGACCTGAACATTTCCTTGCCCTTTACGAAGCGTACGAGGCCCAGCGCGCCAGCATTTCCCTCAGGCACCCGAGTCCACAGCTCCATCGTGTCCCAGCAGAGGAACATTGTGCGGAGGGCCTCTTGCACGCAGCGCATATACGCTTTGCCGCGCGCGCTGCGCAGGGCCATCGTATGCACCTCGTAGATACAGGGGTCCTGCCAGTGGAAGAGAAGCGCGCCGCGCACCACGTCGTGCGCAGGGTGTCCTTTTCCATCTTCATACGTCGCAGCCTCAACGTGCTCCTCGCACACGAGGGCGATATTCCGCTCATCCGCGATGAATGGTAGAATGTCTATCCCGTCCGTCGCGGTGCGGCCCAGCAGCGCCCCCTCGCGGATGTCCTCGTCGGCGAGCAGCGCGTTGATAAGGGGTGCCTCATTCGCGAGAATTCGACGCAGCTTCAGTTCCATTCCGCGGTCCTCGTTACGTGCAACGTGCTGCCTACTTGCCCACAGCCTTGCTCAGCGCCTTGACCTGATCGATCAGGGTTTGCGTATCTCCTTGAGAGTAACCCCCAGCGGCAGTCAAGGTGAAATCAGGGTCCACCGATGAAGAACGCTGAACGAATGTGCCGAAGAGATATCGCCAGGCTTGCGTGACTATCGCAGATACTTTGAGCTGGCCTGTGACGGGCTTGCCCTGCGAGTCCAACAGGCCCTGCACGGGCGTGTCGATCTCCGCGATGGGCTGCGACGTGTTGGGCAGCTGCATGGGCAGCTGCGCGGCGCTAGCAGGTCCGGCCATTCACGTATCTCCTGTCCATACGTCCTCGAGAATAGACCACGGTGCATCATCGATCCAGATGTCGATGAATACTCCTAGCTCATCCACGTAGTCCTTCTTCGCCTTGCCAGAAGTATAATATACTTGTAAACCCACCAGTTCAGGCACCTTCTGCTCAGGCTTCCTCGCAGTAATAACAACGACTTCATGTCCATTTTGCTGCGCAATACAGATTAGGGCCTCCCAGGTGCCTGGACAACGCGTATATGTGCCGTCGTAGTCCAACGCGATACGCACGCTCATGTCTCCGCTGGCGTAATGTCCACCCATGCGCCTTGCAGGGCGGTGAAGACGGGCTCGCTCCACGAGACGCGGAAGACCCTGTCGCGGGCCATGCCCAGGCGGTGCCAGACCATCTGGACGAGATACTCGCCCTGCTTGCCCATCGACTGCATGGGCAGCGCAGTCCACGTCTTACCCTTGTCGTTGCTTATCTCCAGCGTCAGCTGCGGCACGTGTGTGGGGTCGCTGGGCACCCCGTTGCCACAGTCCATGTCGAGCGCGAGGCGATCATATACCACACGCTTGCCATCGTTGACAAGGTGAGGAAAGCCGCGCTGGCGCAGTATCGCCGTGCCGTTGTCGGTAAACGTATCGGTATCCAGCACGTAGATGTTCCCATTCTGCCAGTCACCGCAGAGATTGAGATTGTACGCGAAGGCCATACAGTTCGCCCGGTGCCGGTGGTTCTGGCCAGTGTTGGGATCCAGCCACGATCGCTCGTGCCAGAGATTTTCAGTCAGATCGTACACCAGCGTGAGATCAGCGCTAGGAAACGTCAAGATGAAGAATAGATGATCCTGCTGCTTGTAGACCATCGTGATCGCGTCGCTAATCGTCCCCGCGCTCTTAAGCGCCGCCGCGATCTGTTTCTCTATCGCGAACGTGGAAATTCGTCCAGCCTGATACCCCGCGCCGAGATATACCGTGCCCACGCCTGCTGCGTCGATGCCCAGCCAGAAGACGACGAGATCATGCGTGGCTACGCTGTAGGGCGCGCACGTTCCATGCTGGATGAATACGCCTGGCATGATCTGGAATGGGAACGCCGCGCCGCCAGCGTCGTACCAGACCTCACTCGACTCGAACGAGCCCATGAGCCACCACTCGCGATGCACGGCGGTGATCGTCGCGAGGAGGTCGGGATAGCCCACCTTTCCCGCGATGAATAGCGGATCGAACGCCGCGCCGTTGACTTCGACCAGCGAGACTTGCAGTGAATCGATCTGCGAATTGTCAACTGTCAGCACGTCACCAGCGTTATAGCCCTGGCCCACTGGATTGAAGACGACTTGGGTCACTATGTTACCGGAGACGACAATCTTTGCTACCGCACCCGAGCCACTTCCGCCCAGCAGCGGAACGTTATTATACGTCCCATTGACGTTATCCGCAGTCGTCGAGATAATCGTGCCTACTGCAGGCTGGCCCTGCGTGTTTCCAGTCAGCGAGGCATACGTTACATTGGAAAGCGAGGTATAGAAGTTGCGCGTTCCGGGCTGATCGAAGCCCAGATATGTATCGACGTAGCCTATACCCACGCTACCGAGGAAGTTGGGATCAGTGATAGGCGCGAATGCGTTGAGCTGCGCACCGACAGCAGTTACCTTAATTGAAACATTTACTAAACCGAACTGATTTATCCCCAGCGTGTCGCCGACGAGATAGTTGGAGCCCGTCGGGCCTAGCTGCATATCGACGATCTGTGTACCAGAGCTCTGGATAAACAAGGCCGTCGCTCCGGTGCCACTTCCGCCTGTCAGCGGAACGTTGTTAAACGTTCCTATTGCTGCGTCTTCGTTGAAGTCGAACAGCTGGAACGCCTGCGGCTGCCCCGCGATGTTGGGCTGGAGGTTGATGGCCCAGCCTAGTCCCGGCACGCCGTTGGTGATGACTAGCACGTTACCATTATCCTGCATCGCCACGGGGGTCGTGAGCGTATCAGGCAACGCGTTGACGAGCAGCGTGCCGAGCTTCGTGAGGGTGAAGGTGGGATCGACGAGATACACGCTCGCGCCCACGACGTAGAAGAGCGAGCCATTCGTCGCGGTATACATGCCGCGAGCGCCACCGCCCGCGACGACCTTCTTCAGCATCAAGCCTGGCGTGAGCTGGTGCGTGAAGGGCGCAGCAGAGTTTTCTGGATTCTTCTCAGGATAAAGATTGCGACAGATCTGCGCGCTAGCGATCAGCGATCGCGCGAGGTAGGTCCCGCCTAGCAGGTTAACGCGACTCACGTTACGCGCTCCTTATCCCGCGCGCTCTGCTCCTCGCGCCCCGCGCCGTGCTAGTTCACCCCAAACGTACAGTTTATCGTATTCGTCGCTGGAGCACTGCCCCCCGCTGGGGTCGTCGTCGCAGCGACGCTGATTGCAGTGCGGAACGAGAGGCCCGCCGCGTCCATGGTGAAGATTGTGGCGAGAACAGGTGCTAGCGGAAAGACGGCCTTGGGCACAGTCGTGCCCACGGTGACGTTAGCGGCGAGGGCGTCGAAGACCTGCAGATAGGTCCACGCGGTACTGTTCACGTTATCGCAGATCGCGAGGCCCAGCTCGCGCGGGCCGGTCGTGATCACATTGACCGCGCCGTTCGTGATGCCGGCTTTGAAGACTGGTGTCCAGACTACAGGGCGCGAGGTGCCGCCATCGCCGGTATACGGGATGACAGGCTCCTGTGCGCGCGCACCAGCGGCGCACGCAAGCACGACAATCGCGGCAATGAGAAGTTTCTTCATCCTACGTGCTCCGTGCGACGTGCTGTGTGCTACGAGATCGCCCCGCAGTACCACGCACCATTCGCAGGTGCCCAGCAGATCGCAGACTTACCCGTCGTTGCACCAGTGTATGCGCTCGTCCCCGCTGTTCCATTGATCGTGTCCTGCGTGCCAGCGAGGAACGGCGTGGCGCTGCCGAAGAGGTCAATCGTCTGCCCCGCCGCGTTGCCGATAAAGATGAACTTGCCGCTCACTGCTGCAGGCAGACACACGCTGCCGGTGCCCGCGCTAGTCTTGACCTCCTGGAACACGTTCGAGTCCAGCTGCGTGCAGGCCGCTTGCGTCGCGGTCTGGCTCACGCTCAGCGCAGGATGAATGCCATGCCCTGAGCCTGCCACATACGCGTTCGTTATCGCATAGAGGTTGTTCAGCTGATCGCCGAGATACGGCCCGTTGACCGCTGGAAGAGGAAGCTGCGCGGCGAGCGCAGCAAGTGCGCCGAGGACGACGAGCGCAAACGCGGAACCGAAAGAGCGGGCGAAACGTGTCATGTCAGTTCTCCTACGTGCTACGTGCTAGACTATCTGATCGCTGTAGGGATTATACACCCCAGGTCTGACCATTCCGGCGGGCATTCTCAGTCGCGCGAGGGCCGTATTCGCCCCACGAATGACCTCACGGGCCTCTTTCGCGCGCGAGTTGAGGTCCGCGTCGGGGGGCAAGCGATATCCTGAGCGCATAATCGTCGCGAGAGTAAGTTCGAGGGCCATATAGTACTCGTTCGGCATCCCAACGACGGCAGTCAGTGCGGGAAACTGCGCGACGACAGGGCCTTTCACGAGAATATTGACCGCATAGATCGCCGGGGAGGGCACAGGGTGGACGTAGAGCGTGCCCAGCGGATAGCCCGGATCATAGAAGACATACGCGGGGAAGGTCTGGAGCTGTTTCAGCACTATGTGATTGTAGTCCTCCCACGACTCGAGCAGGTCGAGCGGATAATCGACCTGATTGGGCGAACTCTGCACGAGCTGGCGAAAGAAGCAGCCGTTCTCAAGCCTGTCCGGTCTGGGATTGTTCGCGCCGGTGTCGAACTGCCCTCCTGGTCCCACGGTATACGTACTCGCGCCCGTCGAGATCACGAGAATATTCGTCAGCTGGAAGACGAGGAAGCGCTTCTTTCCCCACTGGGCCATGAGCATGTTCAGCTTCGTCAGCCCATCATTCATGTCCTCCGCGGCCGCAGTCTGCCCTGGGCCGATGACACCAGCGTCTTTCAGCGAGAGGGTGATGATGTCCTGAGTCTTGAGGACATCAAGCGGGGTGCCCATCGTATGCTAGCTCTTCTTCGCTGTGCTCAGCGCGCTGACGCCCGTCCGCGTATCCACGCGCTCCGCGCCCGCGCTGCCCGCGCCCAACGCGATCTGCGAGGTCGTCACAGCGTCGATCTTCTGCGCAAGCGTCGCGATCTGCTTCATCGCCTCGGCGAGCTGATTTTCGAGCTGCGTGTTGGCCTTCTCGCTCGCCGCGACCTGCTGCGCCAGCGCATCACGCTCGCGCTCAAGCGGCGAGAGCGGCGCTCCGCCGAACTCGTCAGGGCTTTCCGCGAGTAAGCGCAGCTCTTCGCTCTTCGACCCCACGATGATCTCACTCGTCGTACCATCGGCCTTCAGCCTCCGGACGACTTTGGGAAACTCCTCGAACGGCCGCATGACGAGCTGGCCGGGGACTTTGCCCTCTGCGTCGCCCTCAATGCGATGGCCTCGCGCGTCTACCTTCATCATCTTACCAATTACGCCGTTGGCCTCGAGTCTCTTGTATGCGTCCAGCATTTCACTTTCTCCTACTCTTTCCCGCCTCGCTCATCGCGATAGCGATGGATTGCTTGTGCGCGCGCCGCGCGCCGAATTTCTTCCTCGTCTTCTCGTACGTCTTGCCTGTATGCAGCTCACGAATGTTACCAGAGATAGTTTTCTGACTTGACCCACGCTTCAAGGGCATCTTTCGCGTCCTACGTGCTACATGCTGCGTGAGGGCAGCGAGGGAGGAGCCGAGGAACTCCCCCTTCGCGCCATCACTGGTCAGCGCTTTGGCTTACGCCTGCGGGCCAGGAGCTTTGACGAGCGCAGGGGCCACGACGGTCTGCACGGGAGCGCTAGTCGCGCTCTTCTTCTCTTCCGCTGTCTTCGCCTTCTTCACTTCCTCATCGCTAGGATCGCCCCAGCCTGATCCCAGCTTCTTCTCTTCCTCCGCACTATGCACGACCTGCGTCTCCACGACCTTGCCCTCATGCCACTTACGCATGGCCTTGGGATACTCGTAGAACGCATGTTCGCTCACTAGGCTCGGCGGTACGCTGCCCGCGAGCACGTGGGCGAGCTTTCTCAGCTCTTCCACGTCATTCTCGAGCACTGCAACGCGCTCTTCAATCGTCATCTCACGTGTGACGATGGGGACAGGCGGGGGTACGACGGGCGCAGTGCTAGGCGCGGGTGCCTCCTTCACGAGCATGACCGGGCGCTCGGGCACAGCATCGCGCACGATGGGCGCAGGCGGCACTGCTCCTTGCGCGCCAGCCTTGATCGCAGGATCGATAAGCGGATCGCGCATGGGCGCGACAATGGGCTTCACTGCAGGCTGGATATCATTTCCATTCGGCATCTTCGTTACTCCTATCTCGTGCTACGAGTTGCGTTCCGCGTATTGCGTTCCACGTGCTACGTGCTAGATCACATCAGCGACCGCGCAGGCCCACTCAGGTCGCACCCAGAGGAAGCCGTACAGGACGTCCAGGCGCGTCAAGAGCTGGTCTGTCCCAGGCACATATGCGGTGAGCATGCGCATCGCGACTCCGTCGAACGACTCGCGCGCCGCCTCCTCCACGCCCTTCGTCGGCATGATGAGATCCGCAGTCGCCATCGTCACTGCTTCAGGCGCGAAGACGAAGTTCTTTCTATACGAGATACTCGCAGGATTGACCAGCGCGATGGCGCCGGCATTCGCGGGAGAGACGTCCACGGTCTGATACTGCACCTGCGAACCGCCGCTCGCGGGAATGAGCGCGGGGTAGATGCTCAGCACGGTGCTTGTGCCCGCGACGAACGCTGCGGTGATGACGAACTGACGCAAGGTCTGCGTCGCGACCTTCGTAATGCGGTTGACGAGATGCACGCCAGCGAAGGTGATGATATCTCCCACGTTGAGCGTACCCGTACCATTCGTATTCGTAGTGATCGACAATCCGGACTGGTTCGCTCCATTCACCGTCGTCGAGCCATTGTACGTCCCACCGAGATGCTGCAGAACGGTCTGGTCCATATACCAGTCGCCGCCCAGCGTGTCGCTTGCCATCTTTCCGCTGCGATACTGCTCGCTGATCTTCGCGGCAGGGTTGAAGAGACCTGAGAGTGACGCTACCGTACGGGCCTCAGTGATCGGATCGAGAATGAACTTCCACGCATCCATCGGGGCGCTGTTCAGCTTGAGCAATGCGCCAGCGTTGAGCCAGGTCTGCGCGATGGGGGAGAGCAGGTTGCCTCCCGCGTCCACGTTGGACGTGTAATTGCATATCCCTGCACCGTTGGTCCCACCAGTATCCACGCCTGACATGACGTCGGCAGCGACTGCGCCAGCGAGGTTGTTCACCATCGGGGCGAGGACGCGACGCGAGAAGTCGTCGAGGGACATCGTGCGGTCAACGGAGTTGAAGCTGACGTCCACGCCCTTCTGAGTCGCGAGGACGAGAGTCGTATTCTGCTCCGCGGTATCCTGCACGCTCGCGGCAGGGCCTGAGCGCACGGTGAAGTCATTCGGCAAGCGAATTCTCAGCGCGGTGCCGATCTTCGCTCCGCTCTTCGCGAAACTATCATCGTACTGCATATCCACGTGCTGAATGAACGCGTTCGCGTTCTTCCACAGACGCACGGCTTCACGAGTGATCAGATTGATTGTGAGTAGCGTATTGCCGGCCATTTCTCTCTCCACGCAGCTGGCGCGGAGCGCATATGTCGCTCAACGCGCACTTCGCCGTGGACGAGCGGCTCTGAGGCATCCAAGCACATCGGCGTTATCGGACGCTCGACGAGACCGTTTCGAGGCTGGCGAGGCCTCATATTGCGCCGGTGCAAGCACTTAAGGCGTGCTCGGGGCCTTGTAGTCGCTGGGCAAACGAATGCGCAATTGTGCGCCTACGTTAGGCTGCTCGACGCGGACAGGCGTCGTCACGACGATATACGCATGGGCGACCATTGCCGCGAGTATCTCATCATCGAACATTTCATAATGCTCGCTCAACATCTCGCCCAGCACATTATCGTAACGTCCTGCACGAACGCCAGCGATAATCATCGGACGTGTAATGTGCTTGGCGAACTCGTCGAGCGTCATTATCGTCTCCCCGCGCCATTCGCGCGCTTCCGCGCAAGGTCGGCCTCGCGCTGCGCGATCCAGTCCTCAGTGGAGCTCTTGCTCGTATCGTAGAGATCGAATGCTCCGCGTGCCGCGCCGCCGCTCGATCCTGCGCGTGCCCTCACTGGCGCGGGAGCATTGGACAGATTGGGCACCTGTGCGCCACGGGCGGGCTCTCGCCGAGCAGCACGATTGTCATCAGCAGAGCTGCCATCATCGCTAGCATCATCGTCGTCCTCCGTGCTGCGCGGTGTCATCGCTGCATGGAACTTCGCGACCTCTACGGCCTGGCGGATGGGCGAGAGTCGCATGATGCGCTCAGCATTCTGAGGATCTTTGCCCAGCGCGTAGAGTACCTCGCTCGCGGCGCCAGTCTCCAGCGCAGCCTCGACGAGCGGCTGAGGTAAGATGGGCTTCCCCGCGCGGGGATCGTAGACGGGCGAGCGATTTGTCAGATCCTGAATCACAACGCGGTCGAAATCCTCGTGCGCCTTGCGGCCCTCTTCGACTGCGGTATTACAGCGTCTATTGAAATCGTTAATCTCGCTCTGCTGTAAGACGAGCCGCTGGAGTTCCTCAGGACTCACACGATCTTGCCGCGCTGCGGGAGCGGGCGTCGCTGGTGCAGATGGCGGCTGTGTCGAGCCAGGCTGCGCCGCTGTCCCCGCAACGCGTTTCATTTCCTCGAGTGTCTGATTGGCCAGCGACAGCTGGCGCTCCGCCTCCTCGCGCCCTCGTCGCTCGTCCCACTTCTCCGCAGTCACGCGGTCGAGGACGCTTTGCGGAACACGGTTCTCTGGCGCAGGAGCGGGCGCAGCCGCCGGGGCGGGCGCAGGGGTCGGCGTAGTACTGGGCGCAGGGGCGCCCGGCGTGTTTGTATCGTCTTGCGGCATGAGCTAGTGCCTCGTCGAGCTGTCCTCGGGATGGACGATTACGCGACCGCGTTGCGCGAGAGCGATGCGCCCTTGGCGCAGAATGTTGTCTTTCACGAGGGCCTCATATATTCCCTCATGCAAGCTCTGATATTGGGCCATTCCGAGCATCTTGGCAAGCGTGGCCCTCGCGGGCTCGAGCATCTTCGGCAGCAGCAGCTCGACGAACAGCTCTTCGGCCAGCGCGGGGGTGAGGTCAGGGCACATCTTCTTCCATTCAGTATACAGCTCGTTGTCATGCGTCATGATCTCAGCGTAGACCTCGTGCGACATCTCCAGCGCAACGCTCAAGACCTGCTCATGCGCGTACACCTTCCGCGAAGCGCGGGTGCCACGCTCTAGCATGGCCTCGCGAAAGAGGCGTTTCCTCTCATTCCTCGTATCACTTGACTTGCTCATTTTGTCCTCACTAACGGCTTGCCGTCCTCGTCGATGAACAGGCCAGGTGCGATCATACCAGCGCCTATACCCGCGGCTAGCTCAGGATATCCTAGCTTGTGCGCCTCGAACTTCGCGAACGGCGAGCGAACGCCCGCGACAAACTCGGGCGCGACTGGCGAGGGCTTGAACATGATGTGAGAATACGCTCCGGGGTCCTCAACGCTGTTCACATACTTGATGCTGTCGAAGCCCTTCGAGGCGAGATATTCTCGCACATCGGGCATCCCGCGCAGCTTGCGCAGCTCCTCATTAGGAAACTTACCCTGATGTTCTCGCGAGATCGGCACATCGTGCCGCTTGAGGCCCTCGTTGAAGCCCTTCAGCGTTCCATCGTTTATCCTCTGCAGCGCGCCTCGCACATTATGGAAGCCCCAGCTGCCCAGATCGGGCAGTTCAAGCTGGTTCCCTGTACGCAGCACTGTGGGATACGTGCGTGGGAGGTTCCAGGGACCAACTGCGTTCCCTGAGAACCGCGTGGCCTGCCTCGGATTACCAAAGTGTACGCCCAGCTCATTTTCTGGCAGCTTCAGCGCATCTGTGCCCTCCGCATGCGCGGCGCTGAGGGCCTCGCTTCCTGTCACCCCAGTCGGCGCTCCACTCGGGCCAGGGATGCTCCAGTGGGATGAACTCCCTCCAGTCCCATGCAGGCCGGGGGTCTCGAAGCCCAGCGCATTCGCATACGCGGGCACGCCGAAGGGCATCTCGCGCGGGAAGGGGCCTAGATCAGTAAAGGTCTGACCCTGCACGGACGGCTTCGGCAGCGTGAGCCTGGTCTGCGGTAAGGGTTGTGCAGGACTCTGATGAAACTCCTGCGCAATACGCAGGCCTGCACTTGGGCTCTCCACATTCTGCGTGTACCCCATCTTCGGAACGCTGAGATGCCACGTGTCGCGTGTATCGCCCTCCTGCCCGCTCGCCGCGTTGTGTGTGAGCTGGCCTACTTCCTCCCCGCTGGGCGAGTGGATAAAGTAGTCCTGCTGTTCGGGATCGAAGTCTGCGGTGGGGACGAGCGTATAGAGCGCGGAAGCGCTAGGCTTCGCCGGATGTCCCTCGGGCAGGTCAGCGAGGATACTGCGCATTTCTGCCGCAAGCTTATCTCCCGCGACCTCCCCCGCATACGTGCCCCCCGCGCTCTTCCACGCATACGGGTCAGGCCAGGCATACGGCGCGCCATGCTGTATCGCACCCTCGGGGAACAGGTCTGACGCGGTGGTAAAGCCCAACGTGCCAGCGTTGTGCTCGGCACCCTGCAGCGCAGTATGGGCCAGCGCAGCGTCGATACTCGTACCGACGGGCGCTGCGCTGCCGAACTTCGCGGATGTGAATTTGCTCGGCGCGCTCATCGTCAGCAGATTCCTAACGATGCCCATCGGCCCAGCGGCTTTCGTCATCCCCAGCGCGCCGCCGCCGAAGCCTCCAGCGAGGTCCTGTGCGTCGCTCGTGTCACGCAGCAGCGCACGTACGCCTCCCTTCGCGTAGGCCGCGCGGTCACGGTTCATCTGCTCAGCTGCACGCTGCAGCCAGCTATTCTGCGGAGAGAGCAGTTCGTCTATCCTCGGCGTCCCGCGCGGGGCGACGCCAGCGCTCGCCGCGAGGGGATCATACGAGTCGCGCGCGACTGGCCCGAGCGCATTCTCGATCTTGCCCACGTCGAGCGGAACGGTGTCGTCGCTCCCACCAGTGCCGTCGTCATCCTTCCCGCGGTGATGTTGATCGGCCGCTTCAGGGTCCTCATGCAGGCCTGCGGGGATGTCAAGCTTTCCCTTCTCTTTCTCCGTCTCCTTGAGATACCCGTCGATGACCTTGCTGTACTCGCTCCACTTCACCCCCTGCTGCTCGACGAAGTGGCGCTCCAGCGGGGTAGCGATAGTCATATGGGCCTTATCATAGCTCATGCCCTTCGCCATCGCTTGCTCTTCCGCCATCTCATGCACCGCGAGCGCGTGATAGAGATCGAAGGGCTGGCCGGAGGGCAGCAGAAGATTGCGATCATACTGCGGGATACGCTTATCCACGTAGACCGTCTTCTTCTTACTATTCGCGCCCGAGGGGATATCGTGCTTATTGTCGATCTGCACTCCACGCAGCACGGAGTCGATGATCTCATTCACGTGGCTGAGGTCAGGCTGGGCGCGCTCGCGCATCATGACACTGGCCTGAAATCTTTGGCCTTCGAGAAATCCCGCGCGTACCAGCGCCCCGCGTAATCCTGCCTCGCGCCATGCACTGGCGGCGTCTGCGCGGTCGCACTCGCAGGAAGTCCCGCGCTCATCGAGCGGAGATTATCCTGCACCTCTTCCGCGCTGGAGCCCAGGTTGAGCGCGCCACTTTCGCTGATGAGATCAGCGAGGATCGGCTTGAGCGTCTCGGGCGTAATGTCGGCCTCGCCCTTCGCTGCAGCGTCCACGAGGACCTTGAGTCGATCGGTGAAGGCCTGGTACATCAGGGTCTCGTCTTTCGCCTCCTTCCCACGCAATTTGAGCTTCTCTTGCGCCAGCTCGGTCATAGCGCCGCTGAGCAGATTCTGCAGATGTTGCACCTGCTGCTGCAGGGCCTGTTCTGTCTGACTCGGACCCTCGCCCAGCGCGGCCGCGGGCACCAGGCGCTTCAAGCGCGCTGCAGCCTCATCTGCATGCTCGAAGTCCAGCGCTCGCAGGAATATATCGCCGAGGATGGAGGACATGTTAGGATTCTGCGTCAGGATGAGCTTCATCGCCTCTGCAGTTTCCTCGCGTCGAGTGGCGAAATTCGGCCCGACGTCTGCCTGCACCTCGTACTGGCCAATGTTCACATTCACGATGTGCTGCGCGATCTTGCCATCCTGCGCCATCTCTTTAGCATACGCCTGCTGCGCGCTAGGATCAAGCATAAGCTGCATCGTCGTGCCATCGTCGGCGAGGACCTGCATAACGCGCTTCGTATCATAGATATGGGGAATGAGATCAAGAATGATACGACCAGTGTGGCGAATAGCAGTCGCAAGATTGTCGATGAAGTGATAGGTTGCATTATCGCTCTGCCGCTGTCTTTCGCCTATCGCCTTCGCGCTGCGCTCGTTCCCCTGCGCGCCCATCTGCGCAGCGAACTGGCCCGAGGTCATGAGGAGATCCTGCAGACTCGCTTGCATCTGCGCGGCGTAGATCGGCGCGGCCTGCGGTGGCGCAACGCGCGAGGGAGCAGGGATTTCGCTCCCATCCTCACGGAACGCCTTATATGGCAGCGCGGAAGTGTTTATCCTGTTCGCCTCATTCCAATACGTTTCGAGTTCCTCAATCGACTCAGTCGCGACCAGCCACGGCGTCTTGGTCTGCAGGCCCATGAATTCGACCGCGGACGAGGCCGCGTAGTTGTACATCCGCTGCGCATCGAGCATCGCACGCGTGTGCGACTTACAGTCCCACGTGCCCTCAATGATAGTCTCATCCCCCCAGACGGGCACGACGGGGATATACTTGCCGGGCCAGACCTTAGTCTCTACAATCTTGTTCCCGATGATGAAGTTATATTCCACGTAGCGCGTGATGATCGGGCGAGATTTCACGCGATCATCATTCTCGACCGCGGCGATGATCGCTCTACGCTGCGCGCGCGGAATACGCTTGCCACCCTCGGGTGACTTGCCTTCGAGCAGCGAACGCTTGACCATGCCACCAGGGAAGCCTTTCACGAAATTCGCTGGAAGTGCGTACAGCGTATCCTCTTCTTCGACTATGCGATAATAGTCCGCGATGCGAACGTAGTCCTCATTCATCCAGCCGCCAGCGTCACCAATCGGATCACTCGTGGCAAGGTGCGCGTACTTCGCCGTGCGCGGGTCTCGCTCGAATTCATCGTGGTGAATGTCCTCGAAGACGAAGGCAAACTTACCGTCAGCGCGATCGACCTCCCGCGCATCATGGTCGAGATAGACCATGAGTGGATCGCGAATGCGTCGGATGTATAGCTCCTGATCCCACGTGTCGTCACTAGCGTAGTCGGTCTCGATACGCCAGTATGACCAGCCTGCGTGGACCTGGAAATGCGTAGCACTGTCGTACACGGTCGTGGCGTTGGAGATGTATTCGATATGCCTGAAGATAGCGGCGATAGCTTGCGCGGACTCGTAAGTCGAGCCGCCCCCGGTGGCCATCGCCTTCATGCCAGGCTTGTTCTGCTTAGCGTCGTTAATGATCTGCAGATTATGCTGCCGCGCGCCGTTCAGCGTGAGCGTGGGGCGATCATCAATCTCCCGCGTGCGGCGCAGCTCGTTAGGCCATTGATAGCCATTATACGCGTCAGCGTTGGCGAATTTGTAGTCGTTGAGAAAATTCGTCCGCGCGGTGCTCTCCCACTTCTCGCACCGACGAAATCGATCGTATGCCTCCTGGAGGACAGGGTCATCCCCAGGCGCATCGCGATTCACATCGCGCGGTTTCGAGTCCTGTGGGGGCATCGGGGCCACAGCGCGCTATCTCCCCATCCAGCCAAACGGGTTCGCCTTCCTCAGTATCTCAGGCCCGAAATTCAGCACATTCGGCAGCTTTCGCTCCTGCAACGATGGGGGCTTCTCCAGCTTGCACTCCGGCGCGCGCTGACGCAGGCCTGACGCTACCGCGAAGTACGTGAACGCATCCGCGGCGTCGCTGGCCCAGTTATGCTCAGGATTATTCGAGAATTTACCCGAGGCAGGACTCACCGAGTACTGATAGTGCCTGAGCGACTTGACGCCCTCTTGCGTCTTACTGGCGTCGAAGTAGCAATGAGAAAAGACCGTGCGGGCAGCGTTAATACGGTCCATTATTGACATCCGAGGAACGACGCGAACGCGGAAGCCAGCAGCGCGCACCTGCTCCTCGATCGACATTCGTGAGCCTAGCGTCTTCGCGCGAGCATCATGTGGGAGCCAGAGGGTAGCATAGACGTACCTCCGCTCTTGCATCGCCTGCAGATAATGCTCGATGTGCTTAAGCTTATCCTGATAGAAATCGATAAGATGGAACTCGAAGCCCACGCGCTGGACGAACCACATCGACGTATGGTTGCTATGGCCCAGGTCGAAATAGACATCCACGCCAGTCGTGCGATCGTAGGGCACATGACGAATGCGCTCCTCGCGCACGCACTCTCGCAGCTCGTCAGCAAAGATCGCGCCATCGAGCACCTGTTTCGTATGGCCCTCATACACGTGGAGGTATTCGTCTGGATTAGTCTCTTTGAGGTGCAAGATACTCGCGAGTATCTCGCTGGAAAGCCAGCGATTATCGCGATACGAGGTCTTCATCACTACCGCGCCAGGCGGTGGCCTATTCACCACGAAATACTGGTAGACGAAATCATCATCGAGCTCAGGGTTGAACGTCAGCCAGATCTCACTCCCCTCCTTCCGAATGGTCGGTTCCAGTGTGAAAAACGAATCGCGCGACAATGTAGCGGCCTCTTCGACCCAGCATCGCGTGATACCCTCGTAGCTCTTAATCTTCTTGATATTATGCCGAAGGCCCTCGAATGAGAACTCAGTGCCCGCCGCGCGGCCTAGGCCATTGATATGCGCCTGCTGCACGTCGTACAGGTAGTTCATGCCCATCAGCGTAATCTGATCGGCGAGCAATTTGTGCACGCTCTCCGTAATCGATTTCTGTATCTCGCGGCAGCAGAGTATACGCTCAGCGCCGCTCAGCCCTGTGATGAGCAGGGCACGCGCGAATCCCCACGACTTGACCCCCGCACGCCCGCCGTACGCTACCTTGAACCTTGCGGGCTCGAAGAGAAACTGTAACTTCTCCGGGAAGTCGTACTGCGTCTGCGTGGTGCGTGAATCGAGCATGGAAAGGCCGGTGTGCGGGGCGAGGGGAAAGAAAAGGGGCGGGACACCTTGGGCCACAGGTTGTCCAAACAACCCCGCCCACCGATGCCCCGCCCCACATACGCGAGGCGCGTTGCGTCGCCCGCTTATGGCTCCGCACTGACCACGATGATGCCTGTCGCGGACGACGTGCCCAGCGTGGTCAGGTTATTCGCGGTCCCAGCCGCCGGGACGGTGCCCGCCGTGCAATTCATGAGCACGCTCTGCGCACTAGGCACAGTCGCGTAGCTCGCAGAATTGCTCAGCGTCGTGCATGCCCCCACCGCGCTATACGCTGTCGTGGTGAAGAGTTGGAAGCCCGTGGTGTACTTCGCAATCGGAATGATTCTCATCGGGAACGGGAGCTGCAATTCGCAGTTCGCTACCGTGATGCTCACATCCGTGCAGGGCGCGACGGGGACGATCGCAGTCTGGTTCTCGAAGTTGTAGTACCAGTACGAGTACGCTAACGCCTGCTCTTGCGCCGCAGTTCGCCGCTCGAACGCCGACGGCGAGGTCACGCCTGCGGGCAGTACGCTCGTCGCAGTCGAGGGCTTGGCCTCAAGTTGCGCACCCTCGATCTCGATCCAGTCCGTCGTGATCGCAGTCGTCGCGACGAACGTAGTGCAGATCGACACGCTCACGCTAGTGACAGGCGTGGTCGTGCCCGGCACGTTCACGGGAATGGGAGCGTATACGCTATACCTGTTCCACGTCGAACTTCCAGCGATCGTCGCGACGCCCGCTGCCACGGTGCCCGTGGTGCCCGGCGAGAAGCCCGCAATCGCCCTGGTCATATTCGTCGGGCCTGCGGTGAGCAGGCCGACGTCGCCTAGCGCGAAGAGCGAGCCATTCAGGCCAGCGAAGCCCAGCGTGGCCTGCGTCGCCACGCCATCCGCGGCAGACGTATAGTCCACGTTGACCGTGAAGTTACCGCCCGCCGCGCTAATGCCCGCGCCCTGGCTTTCCCAGAACGAGAAGACCGCATTGTTGCCGATGAGCGGGAGGGAGGCGGCTTG